TGGATCAAATTATAATGAATATAGTGAATTTAGACAAAATACTGATTTATTTGGAAGATCTGGAACAATCCGCAATGAAGATATATATTTAAAAAAAGATGCCAAAAAATTATATAATGAAATATTTCCCAAAGACAGTAATTTTATAAAAATGGATGATGAATATGAAATTTATCACGTAAAAAATGTCGAGCTCTAGTTCTTTTAGTAAAAGAACAGCAAAACCTTTGGATTAAGTAAGAGTGAGTTAAAACAAATTGGATTTAGTAAGAGTGAGTTAAAAAAAATTGGATTTAGTAAGAGTGAGTTAAAAAAAATATAAAAACAAACAGGATGGGGTAGTAGGGGAAACCTAGGTTTCCCTACATTTTGTAAAAATGATTAAAAAATTAGATTTAGTAATTTATTATCTTTAATAAATTATATGGAATATATATTTTACAAATTATTATTAATAAGTATTTTAGTGATTATAATATTTTATTATTTTAATAATAATTTAAATAATAAAATAAATAATAAAGAATATTTTACATCAAATAATGATGATGATATAAAAATTTATGTAGGTATTACATCAATACCACTAAGATTAAAATATATACATAATACTTTAAATTCTTTGTTAAATCAAGATGTTAAACCTGATAAAATATTTGTATTTTTACCTGAAAAATCAAAAAGATTAAAGATTGATTATAATGTTGATGACATTCAAAAAGATAAAATAAATGATCCTGATAATATTATTCAATATGTATATGGAGTTAGTGATGAAGGTCCTATTACAAAATTCTATTCATTATTAGATTATGTGCCTAAAGATAAAAATAACTTTTTATTTATTGTAGATGATGATGTAATATATCCTAAATCCAGAATTGCCAATATGAAAAAACAAATTGATATTAATTCTAAAAATTCATATGGATTTTCTGGACGTAAATATACGAATAAAGATAATAAGGAAAAATTAGTTTTTTACGGTAATAATGGAGATTCTATTGAAGAAGTTGATATTTTAGAAGGTTTTGACATGATTGCTTTCCCAAGAACTATTTTTCCAGATAATTCTAAAGATTTTTTGGATTGGGTCAAACAATTACCCGAAGAATCATTCTTTGTTGATGATATTATTTTAAGTAAATGGTGTGATTTAAACAATAGTAAAAGATTTATATATCCAAAAGATGAAAATAATAAATATTATAATGAAGTAGATGATGTTCCCGAAAATGTTAAAAATATTGAATTATTAAATGAAAATTTATATGGAAGAAATTTAGATGTTTATAAGAAATTATTTTTACAATAAGTTTATATAAAAGCCTATATAAAAAATAATGTTTTATAAAAAATGATTTATTTCTTGATTTGTTTATAAATAATTTTTGAATGAATATAAAATGAATAATTAATATTTAATATTTAATAAAATGAATGACCATAATCTTTTTTATGCCATTGAAAATGGTAATATAAAAGCTGTCGAAAAATATATAAATGTATATGAAGTCAATATAAATAGTCAAAAAAATAGAGATAAAGACAGTGCTCTTACATTAGCATTAAAAAATTCAAATAATATATTAGCATTATATTTTATCAATAAAGGTATAAATATACATTTATATAATGATAGAGGAGATAATGCTCTTATTCTTGCTTCAACTCCATTAAATGAAGATATATTAGATATACTTATACAAAAAAGTGATATTGATATTGATTATCAAAATAATTATGGAGATACTGCTTTTATTATGGCGTGTCATCGCGGTATTTTATCTATTGTTGAAAAACTATATAATGCTGGAGCAAATATAAACATTAGAAATAAATATGGACAAACTGGATTATTATGTGCAGTATCTATGGGAAAAATAGATGTTGTTAAATTTTTAGTTAATAATGGTGCAAAAATGGATTACCGGAATATGTGGAGTGAAACCGTTTTTATGGCTGCATCTAGAAATAACTATAATGAAATATTAAAATATCTTATAGATACTTATACTAAAAAATGTTTTATAGGTGATGATGCGCCATCAAATCTTGAAGAAGCACGATTTAAAACATTTAGAATTGAAGAAGATTTTTATATAAATGAAATAATATCTAATGTGAAAATGCTTATTGCGTTATATTGTATTGATCATATTGATATTTATCAAGAAATAGATATTTATTCTATACTTAACTGTTCTTTTTAGATAAAATAATATTTATTAAAAATATTATTTTATAATTTTTTATAAAAAATGGGTTTTTCATTACTATTATGCTTTTATTGGTAAATGCTAATTAAATTTTTAAATAAAAATTTGACAAAATAAAATGATTTAAAACTTATTTAATAAAGTCATTTAACAAAACTATTTAAAAAACTATTTAAAAAAACTTAATATAATGACTTCAGAAATTATTTATCAAACGATTGAAGAGTATTTCACACAATTCCCAGATGATGTGGAAGAAATACGTGTTTATTTTAATACCGATCATCTTCCGGATTTATCACGGTTTTATAAATTAAAACATTTACATTGTGGTTATAAAAAACTAACGTGTTTTCCACCCTTACCATCTACTTTGGAAGAATTATCTTGTTCTAATAATCAACTGACGTGTTTTCCACCCTTACCATCTACTTTAAAAGAATTAATTTGTTATAATAATCCACTAACGTGTTTGCCTTTACTACCATCTAGTTTGGAATTTTTGTGGTGTGATAATAATCAACTGACGTGTTTACCACAGTTGCCATCTACTTTAAAAATATTATGGTGTAGTAGAAATTTACTGACATATTTGCCACCTTTGCCACCTACCTTGGAAAAATTATCTTGTACAGATAATCAACTTACATATTTGCCAGATTTGCCATCTACTTTGATACATTTAGAATGTGAACATAAAAATCAACTGACGTGGATGCCACCTTTACCATCTGCCTTGGAAAAATCATACTATAGTTATAGATCTAAAAATATAGAAGAATATTTTACACAATATACCGATGATGTGGAATCAATAGTAGTTAACTTTATTTCCGATCATCTTCCGGATTTATCAAGGTTTTATAAATTAAAATCCTTATTTTGTGCTCATAATCAACTAACGTCTTTACCACCTTTGCCATCTACTTTAAAATCATTGTGTTGTGATAGTAATAAACTAACATGTTTGCCACCATTACCACCTACTTTAAAATCATTGCTATGTGAAAGAAATCAATTGAAAAATTTACCACCATTACCACCTACTTTGGAAACATTGTTTTGTAATAATAATCAATTAATATGTTTGCCACCTTTGCCATCTACTTTGAAAATTTTGTCGTGTAACATTAATAAACTAACATGTTTGCCTTTACTTCCACCTACTTTGAAATCATTGCTTTGTAGTTATAATCAATTAATGCGTTTGCCATCTTTGCCATCTACCTTGAAACAATTAGAATGTTGTAAAAATCAACTGCTGTCTTTACCAGATTTACCACCTACTTTGGAAATATTGGATTGTTTAGATAATCTATTAACACGTTTGCCACCTTTACCGCCTACTTTGACAGTATTGGTTTGTTATAGTAATCCATTGTCATTTTTACCACTCTTACCATCTACATTGAAAATATTGAATTGTATAAATAATGAACTGACGTTTTTACCACCTTTACCATCTTCTTTGACAAGATTTATTTGTTCTAATAATCATTTAACAGATTTGCCAGATTTACCAACTGGATTGGAACAATTGGCTTGCTGTAATAATAAACTGACATGTTTGCAACCTTTACCATCTACTTTAAAAGAATTGATTTGTTATAATAATCATTTGACATGTTTACCAGATTTACCAACTAGCTTAAAAGAATTATTTTGTTCTAATAATCATTTGACTTCTTTGCCAGATTTACCAGCTACCTTAGAAAAATTATATTGCATTGATAATAAACTGACATGTTTGCCACCATTGCCACCTACTTTAAAAGAATTAAATAATTTTACAAACAACTGAAGTTTTTAGGTACTTTTGCCTCCAATCAACTATTTTTCAAAACTTTTCCTCCAAACCAACTATTTTTCAAAACTTTTCCTCCAACCAACTATTTTTCAAAACTTTTCCTCCAAACCCAAGGTTTTTCGGTACTTTTACTAAAAGTACGGGATGTAGCTTGGATAATCACTCTTATAAATTGTTACTCTATAAGGATCTTTTTTACCTTGAACAAATACAATATCATTTGTTCCTAATTCATCATTCTTATTTTTAGTAACAATAGGAACCTTTACACCATAATTGCCCATCATTGTATAATACTCATATTTATTATCATTAGGATACTTCTTTCGCCCAAATAAAGGATAAACATCATTGTCATCTCCATATACTTTGTATAATATACCAACTTGTTGAGGTTGTCCTAATGGTCCACGTGTTGAAATATATACAGGGGCAATATTATTATCACTTATATCAATAGGCGTAGGAGGATTATATATAGGAACCTGTGTCCCACCTAAGCAAGGTTTATTTCTACTACCACAACCAATAACTTGGAAAGGTAATTCAAGATTAGGATACCATTTTTGGTCATAGAAATAATCTGATTTATAAGGATATCTTAATGGATTATAAACTCTGTCTAATGAATTAATTGTTTTAGGATCCATATTTATATTGGGATTATAAGGATTTTGTAATGGTGCTTGTTGTTGTGATTGCATCATTACTTCCATATTTGATGAAGAATCATTATAATTTTCTTCTACTTTTTTAATAGTAGATTCTAATTTTTCTATCTTAACACCAATATTTTCTTTATCATTTTCACATTTGCTATGAGCATTTTTTGTATAAAATAAATAAGATATTAATATAAAAATTATAATAATGGAAATTGTTGTTATATAAAAATTTTTATCAAGTTTTATAGATTTGACCATATATATAATCAATTAATATTTTTTATTTGATTATATTATAAAAAAAATAAGATTTGTTATTTTATTTTTGTTATAAAATGTATTTTATTATTTTAGAGAATTACATTTTGCAACAAAAATGGCATCCTGAATCATTAGATTGCGCTTCAATTACAACATTTGGTGTTTCGCTATAATTATACCCAGGATTTATTACTTTTATTATTTTTAAGTATCCATTATCATCTACTACTGCTTCAGCACTGGCACCATTTCCCTTTCCTCCTTCAATTGTAATTCTTGGAGGTTGTGATGGAAGATATCCATGTCCATGATCTAAAATATGAATTTCATAAATAGCATTATTCTTTATTTCTGCAACAGCTTTTGCTGGTTTAGTATCACGAACATTACCACAATTTAATGATAAACCACTTCCAACTCCTTCTATAGAAAAATTACCAAATGAACTATATCCTTCAGGGCATTTTTCATTAAAAAATTGGCATTTACCAAAAAGTTTTGATGGTAAATTATTTGAAGCTTGAAATGATTCGGTTTTATTGACATCTTTCTTGTCCATTTTAGGTGAATTATCTTTTTTTATTAATTTAATATCATTATTTAATTTAATATCTTCATTATTTTCTGATATATCTTTTACATTTTTACTTTTGACTAAATCATTATTAATTATTTTGTTGTTGTTATTTTTGTTGTCGTTATTTTTATTATTTTGTGTAGGATCAACAGGATTTGTTTTTAATAAATTAGTATTTCCTTCATTATCTTCTGGAGGAAATTTTTTAGAAACTAATGTTGAATTCTTGTTTTTTAATGAATCTAAACTTTCATTAATATTATGATGAACATTTGGTGGTGGTGGTAAAAGCATTGGTGGAGGTGATGCGGGATTACTTGGTGAACTTCCTGAAAACCAGCCTTTAACTCCATCAAAGAATCCTTCAATCATTTCTTCATCTTCTTCTTGTATTATTAGATTATTTTCTTCTTCCTCTTCTTGTGTTTTTTGGTCATACTTCTTTTTTATTACTTTTTCTTTTAATTTATTTCTAAATAATTCAGTTGTTTTATTATTTTCTAATTCATTCTTTATACAAGTTAAATTATAATTACATCTATCTCTAATCATTTTTTTATTACAAACATAAAGTAATAATAATGGAATCATTATTATCAATAATCCAACTAATAATTCTTTTATTTTCATACTATAATATATTACTATATAAAATATTTTTTTATAAAATATATAAAAAAAATTATTGAGTTAAAATTTATTAGTTTGTTAAAAGTTATTTTATTGATTTAATTTAACACTTTCAAACATATTCATTAACTTCTTTCCTTCTGATAATACAGGACTTAAAGTTAAAAGAGTATCTTTCAAAGTATTTACTGTATTAATTAATTCATATGTTTCTTTTTGTGCATCTCTTAAAGCATTTGGTTTTTTATCATTACTTAATTCATTAGTATTTATACCAAGTGGTTTAGATTCTTTAAGGTCATCATCTGTTAATTTAATTTCACCATTTGCTTTTTTCAATAAATCTTTAATATTTTCAGATGCTTTTTTAGATTCAGGTGTCATTATAGAATCTAATTCATTAATAAAATCTTTGTCATCATCATTTGAAAAAGTTTCTTTTTCTTTATCTATATCTTCATCATCGTCGTCTTGGTTTTCATTTTCAAATTTTTCAATAAAAACTTTATTATTAATCATTAAATTTATAATTAAAAATAATAATATTGAACCAAATAATGAATATGCAATATTTTTAGAAATTATTAAACACAATAAATATAATATTAAAAATACTAATACTTTTTCAGTATAAATATTAATGTTTAATTTATTTTTGAATAATATTAATAAAACAAAAACTGATATCATTAACACTATTGCAACTAACATTTTAGTTTTTATTTGAATATTCATTTTTGAAATATCTAAATTAATTATATTTTTTTTAGTTTTTACCATCTTACTATAAATCAAGACTTTTTTTAAATAATAATTATCTAAAAAATATGTGTAAAAAATATAATTAAAAAATAGAATAAATTATTTTAGAATCTAACAAATCTAATCATTAAATATGATGATAATGCTACTAAAAATGCTAATACAGTAAATCCATAACCATTTACTTCATTAAATTGATTCCCGAAAAATGATATGCTTCTAACAAAGAATTTCTCAAATCTCTTATTAAAAAATAAGCACACCATTACCATAATAAAAATTGGAATACGTAATTCATTTAATACTTTTCTCCACAAAGGAACAATTTCTTCTTCAATTTCTTCATATTCATCATCTTCATATTCATCATCATCTTGTACTTGCATATTCTGTTGTTGTTGAAATTGCTTAGTTCTTTGCATTTGATTATTATAATCATTTTGATATGCAATATTTTGACTGCTATGAGCAAATACTTCTGAGTTTAAATTTCTGTTATCAAATTGTTTTTCCATATTTGGAATAGAAGGATCTAATGGAGGCAACTCTCCACTTCCACCAGATTGTAATGTATTATACTTATTCAATATTTGATTAACAACTTGGGAGTCATCTTGACTATTATTTAAACTTTCAATAGGTGTGCTTTGATTATCCATAATTTATACTAATTCTTATTATTTTAATAAGAATTATTTTACGCAATATAAAAAATGCTAGTAAAATTTATCATTTAATTGGACAAAAACAAATTTCTGTCGTAAATTTATAATATTTATCATTATATTTAAATACTTTCTTTTTAACTTCGTTTGAATCCGGTCCTTTATATTTATTTTTTCTTAACAATAATAATAATATTATTCCTAGTAATAATCCAAATATAAATCCTAAAATATGTTTAAACATTATTATTATATTTTTTAGATTTAGTTTTTTAATTCTAAATTTATAATTAGTAAATTTAGAATTAGTAAATTTAGAATTAGTAATTATAGCACAGCATCATCTGTACATTTTGTATTTTCAGCTTTATATTTATAACACTTCTTATTTTTCGAAAAAATCTTATTATTTACTTCTACTTTATTAGGTGCTTTATAAATAATACAATTTCGTCCATTACAAGCTTGTCTAAATATACAAGCTAATCCAAGACCCCATAAAATTCCTAATACTATTTTTGAATACTTATTTTTGAAAACATTATTCATTCAATATATTTATTGAATAGATATTTTTGTAAAAAAATGGCTTTTAATTTATTTAAGTTCAGTTGGAGTTATCAAAGAAATATCTTCTGGACAATCAACTTCATTTGCATTGTATTTATAACAAACATCTTCAGTATCTCTATAAACAACTTTTCCGGCATTTTCAGGAGTAGGCCATTGAATGATAATTCGCTTTGGAGGTGCGTAAATATATACCAAAAACATTCCAATAAAAAAAGCAATAAAAAATGATAGTGGGTCAATATAATCTGTAAATTGAAACATATATTATAATAGAATATTTTAAATTTATGAGTTGATAATTTATGAATTAATAATTTATGAGTAGATAATTTATCAATAAATAATTTATTCCTTTATAACTGGTTTTTTTATTATAAAATATTCAGTATTCAAATCATGATTTAATTCTTTCATATTAATTTGATTATTTATTTTTGATATTTCTTGTTTCAATAATAAATAATAATAATTTTCTTCTATCCATGAAAACCATAACTCAATATCATTTTCCGGAATATTATTTGTTTTAGCAAGATTTCTTATATGTGCATTATCTGGAGCAGACATTTTATTTTTAGCAAACATTTGTATCATTTCGGTTTTTAACTGCTCTGGTATCATTGTTTTTATTTGTGAATAAACTTCTAATTTTTTCTTATATCTAATTATTAAATCATTTGTTTTTTCTAACTTTTGTATATTTAATAAATCAATTTCTTTATAAAAATCAACATTTATTAAATTTATTTCTTCAAGTTTTTCTTTATATGCACTATATTTCTTTTTCAATATATCAAATTGTTCTCTATTTTCATTTGTAAAATTATCCTTTGATTCAATAAATGAAAAGAATTTAAGTAATATTACATCTATTTGATTCTTAAGTTCCAAATAAAATTTATGAATATTAATAAATTTTGTTGGTGTTATTTCAATTTTCTTATTTGGGTCTCGTTTATCAATTAAAATATATGTATCATTCATAAATTCTTTTTTGTATTTATCTTTTTCATGATCTTTTTGAAAAAAAAATTGCAAATATTTAATGTATTTATTATAATTATCATTTGTTGTTATTAAACCTTTTGATTGATAATTATACATATTTTTAAAATTTATATCATTATCCAAATTTGATGACATATTTATAATATATATATAAATTATTATTATAAATTAAAAAAAGATTACTCATTTATTTTTTAGAAAAAAGACTAGAAACTTTCTTTCCAACTGATTTAAGTGCGTTTTTTGTTTTGTTTAACATGGATTTTGATTTAGGGGTTTTAGTAGATTTAGATTTTTTGACTTTTTTGCTAGTGCTAGTTTTAGATTTTGATTTTTTAGAAGATACTGATTTTTTAACTTTTTTAACAGCCTTTTTTACAGAAGATTCTACTTTCTTAACTGCTTTCTTAACAACTTTCTTTACCTTCTTGACAACTTTTTTTGATGAAGAAGGCTTAGACTTTTTTACAATTTTTTTTGATGAAGAAGGCTTAGACTTTTTTACAATTTTTTTTGATGAAGAAGGCTTAGACTTTTTAGAAACTTTCTTTGTTGATTTCTTAGACTTTTTAACTACTGATTTCTTTTTCTTTCTTCCACCTGTCATTTCAATACCTGTTTTATTTTTAACAAGACCAGTAGCAACAATAAAATGATTATCAGGTGTTGTTCTAGCAAATTGATATTCATTAATTCCGACACTAGAATCTACAGCATGTGGAATTGGTTTTTGATTTTGATAATGCCAATCTTGAGAATAATCAACATAGGTCTTAATAGGTTGGTCTCCTCCTTTTTGTTTATTAGAACAAGGAGAAAGTGATTCTTGAAACATTTTTGCATACTCAAAAGCACCTCCTTTTTTTAACTTCAAACTTTTTTTATTTGAACTCATCTTATAGAATAATTAAAGAAAAAAATATTATATTATTCCAAATTATATTTATTACTTAATTCTTTATATTTTTTTATATCATTCAACATATTATTACTTGAAGATTTATCAGTTGAAGATTTATTACTTGAAGATGTATTATTTAAAAAATAATCCGATATTTTATTATTGACAAATGTTTTTTTAGCACTTTTATTATTAATTATTTTAGAATTATTATTGTATTGATTATTGCGTTGATTATTGTATTGATTATTGTGTTGATTATTTATTTGATTATTGTTATTATTAGAATAATATTCATCATCATTGTTGTAATCATCATTATTTTTATCATCATATTCATCATTATTGTTGTATTCATCATCGTCATTATTGTTGCTATTAATATTTTTATTATTTGAATACCTATAAATTAAGAATATAATACAAAATAATAAAAAAAATATGATTAATATATTGAAAAATACATTATTTTGAAAATTTATAGAATTAAATATTTTTTTATTATTTTCTCTATACAAATTTTCAATTAAGCTTCTTTTAATTAATTGAGGTTTCATAATTATTAATTAAAAAAAAAATAATATTATTTTTCTTATTAAATATTAATAAATATTATGAAAATATATGTAATAAATAATAATAAAAAATATATAATTAACGCAAATAAATACATATCAATAAATTCAATATTATCTCAATTTCATGATGACATTGATGATTATTATATTGATTATAATGGAATGTATCTTGATAAAAATTATTCATTAGATAAATATAATATTTGCGAAGAATCTACAATAACTATTAATAAAAAAGTTAAAGGTGGGAAAACTGATTTTATAAAATTTGTTAAAAAACATTGGATTTTATCAATATTTATATTAATAATTGTTTTTTTACCGTGTATTTTATTACCTGCTGGATATATTCCGGCTTTTTCAACAATGCTTAAAGTAATTTTTGATAGATCAATTGATTCTGTATCAAAATTTTTAATATGTAAATTTGGTAAAACAAGTATTGTTAGCAGAATTAAATTAATATTTTCTATATTTAAATTTTTTATTTTCATCTTAATGATTTATATTACAATAACATTACCAATAACAATATTATTTCTATTTTTGAAAGGGCATGACATTGCGGATGACCCAGAATCATTGTGCAAACCAATAAGTTATGGAGGAACTGCTGGATTATTTTTAACATCTGTATATTTCTTTTTCTACATTCTTTACAGAGGGTTAAATAAAATATTGAATTTTTTCATAGGTATTTCTAATTCATATTATACAACACAATCAACATTATCACAAATGTTAATAGGTTTTAAAGAATGGTATAATAAAGCTAAATATTCTAAAGGAATAATATTACCAGATTTAAGTGTTCCATTTTTATTATTAGATAATTTTGCTCAAATGTTTGAAGCATCTTTGGGATCTATTGTTAGTATTGGATGTAAATATGATACTTCAAATTTTAAAAAGATGACATCATCTTTAAATAATTCATTAAAAGAAATTCAAAAAGAAAAAGAAAAAGAAGAATATGGGAAAGAATCTAATAAAAATAAAGAATCTAGTAGGAAGGAAGATGAAGATGATTTATTTAACATAGATTTTCCAATGTGTAATACTAAAACATCTGTTAAATGTTGTACCGAAGATAATTTTATGAAAATGGGTGATTTTATGTTTAAATATATTTCTGAACCTGTTAGTTCTACATTATTAGAAAAATATAAACAAACAATATCAGCAATATTACTTTGTAGTGCTTTATATAAAAAAGCATTGAATAATAAAGATGATACCATAAACGATGATAACAAAAATAGAGTACAAGAAAATATGAATATTTTAAATTCTATTTTATTAAATTATACTAAAAAAGAAGGGTTGTCATATTCATCCGAAAAATATAGTTTAACAAATCAATTATTAGAAAATATTTATATTAATGCTTTCTGTAATGTTGTTACTAGTGCTAATTCTACTCAAGAAGTAATAAAAGAATCAGGATCTTTATTAGAAATTGTTGATATGTATAAATCCGGAATTGTTTGCGGAACAATTACATCTGCATTATATTTTATTGTCGTATTTGTTATTATTATTTGTGCAATATTAGGAATTTTTTAATATTCTATATAAATAAGAATATATGTCATCAAATCAAGGAACAGGTAATATTAATTATAGTTTTGATATATCACATATTAATAATACAATAAAATCCCAGAAAACATTTTTATTTACTTATTATGTATCTATTTTTATTTCATTAATTTATTTATATACTATTAGAGTCCAACAATATATTTATAAAAATGAAGAAAAAGATAAAAGTAATAAAGATGAAAGTAAAAATATTATTGAAAGTAATATAGAATCATATTTCAAAACAATTACTATTGGATTTCCTGAGCATATAATGAAAGCTGAATCAATGGGAGTTGATAAAAAATTCTATGGATTAACAAAGAATTCTTATATATTAATGATTTCATTATATGTGTTATCTGTTTTAATTGTTATAAATGAATATTGTAAAAATTCAATATTTAATATTTTAACCAGTATTATTCAATCAAACGAATATAATAATCCATATAATAATCCAAATATGGTTTCTAAAATAAAAAATGACAACAATGCCGAATATATTTCTAATAACTGGAAATTATTTGGATTACTGCTTATATTTTTTGTGCCTTTTTTAATTCCATACTTTATTAAATTATTTGGTTTTGATAATTATGATGTTAAAAAAAATATGTTTGCACGTATTGGTGTATGTGTATTATTATTATTTCCTTTTATATTTATTGTATTATCTAAATTTGGATTAGGAAAACATATGGACTTATTAGATAATGTTGATAAATATGTTGAACAAAAAGATGTACAATATATAAATGAAATTAAAGATTCTTATAAAAATAAATCATATTTAAAATATGTTTTTATTTTTATTATTTTAGTTTATGTTTATTATTTAATTCTTCATATGAATATTGAAGAAAGTAGTTGGAAAAAAACGGGATTTATACTTTTTGTTTTATTAATTTTTATACCAATAATATTAATTTATAATTATTTTGATGTTGTATTTTCAACTTTTACACAAGAAAAATTCAATTCAAAAACAGTACAAAAGTATTTGAAAAATGGTTGTAATAATTTATTGGGATTAATTATAAAATATAATTATCCATGTGTTGAGAAATAATAAATAAAAAAGATTTGATAAAAAGAGATTTGATAAAAAAAGAACTTAAAATGATAATTATATTAATAAATAATTAATTATGTGTGGTATTTTTTCATATTTAGGTAAAAATTTTAGTTTTGATGATTTAGTTGCTTTATCAAATAAAATAAAGCATCGTGGTCCGGATTCATCCAATCATATTTCTTTAGATTTTGATGATAAACAGTTTTTTTTAGGATTTCATCGTCTTGCTATTAATGGTTTGGATGAAATCAGTAATCAACCCTTGAAGGATGTTAATAATGAAATTTATTTAATTGCTAATGCTGAGATTTTTAATTATAAGACACTAATTGAAGAAAATGATTTTGATTATAAAACAAATAGTGATTGTGAAGTTATTATTCACATGTATAAAAAATATGGTATTGATGAAACTTGTAAGAAATTAGATGGAGAATTTGCATTTTTACTTGTTGATTTAAAGAAAAAAGTTTATTATGTCGTACGTGATCAATTGGGTGTTCGTTCATTGTATTGGACTAAAAGTGATTATGATTTTGCTATATCAAGTGAAGTAAAGGCGCTTACTGATTTTGACGGTGTTAAGCAATTTCCTATTGGTTCTTATTGGAGTTCTAATACTAATGAAATTGTAAGATATTATAGTTTTGTCAAAAACATTGATTCCGTATTATCTTTTAACAGTACTTTTTTTGATTATATGAATAATGATAATATCAATGAAGATAATATTTGTGCACGATTACGAAAGTTATTTGTTAAAGCTGTTGAGAAAAGAATGTTGTCTGATAGAAAAGTGGCATGTTTATTATCTGGTGGTCTTGACAGTTCAACTGTTTCAGCAATTGTAGCGCGAATTGTTGGTGATTATAATTTGAATACTTATTCAATTGGAATGAAAGGTGCTACTGATTTAAAATATGCTGAATCTATGGCATCATTCATTAAAAGTAATCACGTTAATATTGAATTGGATGAAACTGAATTTTTAGATGCTATTGATAAAACTATATACCAGATTGAAAGTTATGATACTACAAGTGTTCGTGCTTCAGTTGGAAATTATTTAGTTTCATTATATATTAAAGAGCATAGTGATGATACTGTTATTTTTTGCGGAGATGTTAGTGATGAAATTTTTGCTAGTTATCGTGGATTTAGTGGTGATCATAATGATAATGATTTTTATGTTGAAAATGTTAAAATGTTGAATAATATTCAGTACTTTGATATTTTACGTTCTGATAAAAGTATTAGTGGAGCTGGATTAGAAGCACGTGTTCCATTTGCTGATAAGGAATTTATTGATTATGTAATGAATCTTCCTCCAAGCTTAAAGAAATTTAATAAAGATCGTATGGAGAAATATTTATTTAGAAAGGCATTTGAAGATTATATGCCACATGATATTTTATGGAGGCGAAAAGAGGCTTTTAGTGATGGAGTAAGTAGTACTGAACGCTCTTGGTTTCAAATCATTAAGGAATTTGTTGATAAAAAATATAGTGATGAAGAATATGAAGTATTGCGAAAGAAATATACTTTGAACATGCCATATGATAAAGAATCTTTGTTTTATAGAGAAATATTTGAGAAATATTATCCTAATAAGGCAAATTTGATTCCTTATTTTTGGCGTCATCCTTTTTCAACTCAGTTGGATCCTTCAGCGCGATTATTGGAAAGTTATTAAATGTTCTTTTTAGAAAAAAGAACTACAAAAAGATTGAAAAAAATAATTCAAAAATATAGATTTTAGAAAAATATTGCAAAAAAAGAATTAGAAAAATGTTTAGAAAAAAGAGGTCGTCCTAAAAAATAATTATTGAAAATAATATTGAATAAATTAGATAAAATTTTTCTAAGGTATAATTAATATGCAGAAAAATAGTAATAGATGTAAAAATATTAAGAACAATAAAATTTGTACTGTTTATAATTTTCAATCATACAATACAATTAATTTAGGTAAAGTAATTCCTTATAAAGCGCCAATTTCTTGTAGTGTTCAAAAAAATTGTAGCATTAATCAATATAAATTTAATCAATATGTTGCAAATCAACAAGATACATACGCATTAATGAGAAGAATGCCTGAAAAGTTTCCCCTAATACCTTCATCACAATATCTTTGTTATACACCTCAACAACAGCGTTTTGTTAGTAATAGATGGTATAGACAATTTGGAACAAGTCAAGCATTACCAGCTAATGATAATTGGGGTGGATTTTATGTTGCTGGTTCTGAGGTTCCATATACTAATTAAAGAAAATAATAATTTATTTATTACTTGGAATAGGATAATTATAAACAACTGAAAACTTTTTATCAATGTCATTAAATTCTTTTATAGGCAACATTAATACTTTATTATCGTCATTTTCAATTTTAATATATTCAATATTGTTAATCTTATATTTTTTCTTTAAAGCATTTTTAAAATCTCGCACTGAATTAACTATTTCATCATTTACTTTATAAATAACATTATATTGTTTAATATTATTTAAAATATGTATAGGTGTATTTGGGAAAATGTATGAAACAATTAATTTTGAAGTTTTATCATCTTTATATTTATAATATTTGTATTTTAATTTATTACTAAGACCTAAATGATTATTTGCCATATTCATAAAAATCATACCGCCCAAAATATGATATTCAATAGGTTCAAAAACTGAATACATTACTCTTATTGGTTCAACTACTGGTGTTAAGTTAATTTTCTTTTTAATCAACTTTTTATTATGAATATAATAAATATACACGCTACTATTTGATTCATACAAATCTAATAAACTATAAATATCTAAATTTGAACCAAGCCATATTTTATTAACATTTCCATAATTATCAATAACATATTTGTCAAATTTTACAAGTATATCATTTTCTTTTATATCGTATTTATTTAAAATAGAATTTTTAAATATTTTTGAAATAATTATTCCGGTTTTATATTTATTATTTGTTAATGTTTTCATTATTTCTTCATTTGTATTTGAATAAATAATCCCTAAATCAGGACGTCTAATAATTAATTCTTTACCAATATCTTTTCTAATAACTTTATAACAATCTATTGGAACTGAATAACCAATATTTTGAACATCTTCTGACACAAGTGTTTTACTATTAACTCCTATGACTTTACCATTACAAAATAATGGTCCTCCTGAATTTCCGGGATTGATTGCCGTATCTGTTTGTATTAATCCATATTGCTGTCCACTAATAATACCTTTTGTTATTTTAACATTATTAATACTTTGGCGGTTTTCTGTACTATAATTTAAAGGATATCCAATTGCGTATACTTCATCACCGGAATTTAAATTATTTGAACTACCTAATTTAATATAATCTTTTGGTTTATAATTAATGGTTTTAATAATTGCCAAATCAAACTCAGGACAAATACTGACAACTTTACAAAGATGTTTATTACTATCAATACTAGGGATTTCAATATATAAATTTTTGGCACCATTAACAACATGTGCGCATGTTAAAATTGTGCCTTTCAAATCAATGAAAAATCCTGTGCCTGTTCCATAAGATGGTGGTTCAATTATATATGGCAAATTCCAATTAATTTCAATGTCTTCTGCCTTTATTCTTACAACTGCCAAACTTATTTTTTTTTTAAATTTTTTTGATAATATCATTTATTATATAATGATATATTTATTTGTTTGAAAATATTTATTTCATACAAACATAAATTCCAAAAATTCCTAAGCTCTTTAATGGCTCTTAAGAGCCGTTCCTAAAATATCAATGCTAATGTAAGACATTAAATTATATATTTTATTTTTTAACAATAAATATTGATGCTTAGGAATTGCTCCATTGGAGCTTAGGAATTTTGGAAAGGCTCTTTTTCCTCATTTTGGAAAAGAGCATTTATTTTGGAATTTTATATTTTTTTTTTTAGTTTTTTTATAAATTTTTATAAAAAATTATAAAAAATTTTACTTTTTTTTAGTTTTTTTTCAATTTTTTAGAAAATTTTTAAATTTTTTTAATTTTTTTTTAGTTTTTTTTCAATTTTTTAGAAAATTTTTAATTTTTTTTTTAGTTTTTTTAGAAAATTTTTATAAAAATTTTTACTTTTTTTTAGTTTTTTTTCAATTTTTTAGAAAAAAATGAAAAAAAGTCATTTTTTTGTATTTTTTATTGTAGAAAATAATGATTTAAAAATATATTTTATTGTAAAATCATTGTATTAAAATTCCTCAGTCTCATCAATAAAAAAGGAGCCGGTCAATTTTTTTTTTGAAAAAAAAATCCAAAAAATGCTAAAAAATTATTTTTTATTGTAGAGTAATGAGTTAAAAAAAGTTAGTGTATTGTAAAAAGATTGTGAAGAAATTCCTCAGCGTCTCTACAATAACGGCTCCCAAAAAGGAGCCACAATAAATTTGATTTTTTATAAAATGAAAATGATTATTGATAATTTGAATAATAAATAATTTAAAATAAAAATAAAATTTAAGGAGCCGGATTTGGGGAATTTAGGAATTTTTTTTCGAATTTTAAAAAGTTTTTTTTGATTCAAAAAAAAAAAAAAAATTTTTTCTGGCCAAAAAAAACTTTTTAAAATCAGAAAAAAAATTCCTAAATTCCCTAAAGTTGGCTCCTTAAATTTATAAAGAAAATAAATATATAATATTGTATTTTTATTGATGTAGTATATATTATTTTATAAAAATGATTTTTATTGTGGCTCCTTTTTGGGAGCCGTTATTGTAGAGGCGCTGAGGAATTTCTTCACAATCTTTTTACAATAAGTGAATAAAATAGTTAGTAGTAGCATACAATAAAAAATCATTTTTTTGGATTTTTTGCATTTTTTTTTGAAAAAAAAATTTGGCCGGCTCCTTTTTTATTGATACGACTGAGGAATTTTAATACAATGTTTTTACATTAAAAAATATTTTTTTAAAATGTTTTTTTACAATAAAAATGCAAAAAATAGCATTTTTTGAGAAAAAAATGAAAAAAATTTCATCAATAAATATTTTTTTTCTAAAAATGAAAAAATCAAAAAATATTTTTTTATAAAAAAAGTGTATATTTTATAAAAAAAAATGAAAAAAAATGAAAAAATGTTAAAAAAAAATAAAAAAAAATGTAAAAAAATGTTAAAAAGTATAAAAAATTTAAAAAAATATAAAAAAATATGAAAAAAAATAAAAAAAATGATGCATTTTGAAAAAAGTATAAAAAATGAAAAAAAACTATAAAAAAATGGAAAAAAACTATAAAAAAATGAAAAAAAACTAAAAAAAACTAAAAAAAATAAAAAAAAACTAAAAAATTTATAAAAAAAACTAAAAAATTTATAAAAACTAAAAATTTATAAAAAATTTTATTAAAATTATAAACATAAAGAAATATAATGTATTTATAATATAAACTTATAGTATGACATATTATTTTACTTGCAAAAGATGTGAATATTTTACTAAATATAAAATTGACATGAAAAGACATTATGAAAAACAGAAAAAATGCAAATTAAAAGATGAAAGTTTTAATTATAGTGATGCAGAATTTTATGAATTATCATTAATAAAAAAAGAATATTCACCAAATGATTTAATAGCAATGAATTGTAATGCGATAACAGAAGAAAAACATGATTCTAAAAAGAATTATTGTAGTAAATGTGATTTATATTTTTCAAAAACATTTAATTATAATAGACATATTAAAACAAATAAATGTAAAATAAATGAAAAAGATAATAATATAAATAATACAATTAATAATAATAATATTGTAAATAATACAGTTAATAATCCAATAATTAATAATCAATATATAAATATAAATGTTAATATGAATAATAGTAATATAAAAGGATTTGATGAAAAATGGGATTTGTCAAAAATTGATAAATTTCAAATGTCTGGTTTATTAACAAGTAATCACAAATTTTCAAATACATTACAAAAAATATTAGAAAATGAGGCTAATTTAAACGTAATAGTAAATAATGATGTTGGTATTGTTTATAAATCGGAAAATGATAAATATGAAGTAATATCTAAAAAAGAATTAATGAAACAAACAATTGATAAAATATATCAACATTTGAATGAATTTTACAATGAATTAATAAATAGTGATTTTGAAAAAGAGTCTGACTTTTTTGATAAACATATTAAAAATATTAAACAAAGTTATAATAGATATTATTATAAAACAGAAGATTTTAAAAATAAAGCTGATGAAGCATTATTATATTTTTATAATCAAGTTAAAGAAGAAGCCGAGAAAAAATATGTTGAAAAACTTGAAGAGAAAACTAAAATTGAAGGATTTATTATTTGATTATTTATTTTTATTATTTTTTTTCAATATAAAGTTTATTATAATATTAATTATTATAATAAATAAAAAAGAATATTAAAAAAATATTTAATAAGTTATAAATAGATAATATGCCGGGTGGTATTATGCAATTAATATTTCAAGGAGGACAAGATGTCTATTTAACAGGAAATCCTAATATGACATACTTTAAAACAGTATATAGAAGATATACACAATTTGGCACAGAATATATAACATTACAATATGATCAAATACCAACTTTTACACCGACTCAACAAACAAAGGCAACATGTAAAATAGGTAGAAATGCCGATTTACTATTTGACACTTATTTATTATATGATTTACCTGCTATTTTTACAAATAATCAAATTCCATTTGCTTGGGTTGAAGAAGTGGGGACAAAAATCATACAAGAAATTAGTATTAGATTAGATGGAACATTATTGGATACTCAACGTGGTGATTTTATGAAAATATATAGTGATATTGCGATGAATGGAACTAAAAAACAGAATTTTATTAGATGCGTTGGTGGCGAAAGTTTTATGTTAAATACTGGTCAAAATTTGAGCGATGATATTAATACACAAACAATTGCTATTAATGCGCGTCGTTTATATATACCTTTAATGTTTTGGTATTGTAGAAATAGTGGTCAGTCAATACCATTAATAGCATTACAATATAATGAATTATATATTGATTGTATTTATAGTCAATTGAATGATTTAATAAGAATTGGTAATCCATTAGTATCACCTACAAGATTGTTTGGAGATTATCAAAATAGTGATTTCAACATTAATATAAGAAATTATTTACTTTCTAAAGGGTTTGATCAAACTAATGTTTTCTATTATTTTACGCAAAACAATTGGCAAAGTAATACATCAATAATGGGTAATTATATATTTTTGGGAGATGATGAACGCAACTTTTTTGCTAAAACTACTCATGAATATTTGATTGAACAAAATCAATTTAATTTATTTCAGGGACTTAAAGCTGGACCAAATTATGTTGAAACAACTTGGTCCCATCCTGTTAAAGAAATAGTATGGGTGCTAACACGTGATGATTTATATTTATCAAATGACTGGTATAATTTTACGGGATTACAATCAAGAGGTAGTTTTAAATATTGGCAAACAACACTACCATTATTTGGATTACAAGAATATTATGAACCGGAATTAACATATATTAAAAATAATTTTACGGATTATGTAAATTCTGTTAAAGCTCAATCAGTATATAAATTAACACCCGAACAAGCTCAAACATATTTTGGTGATTATTATAGTATTATGCAATCAGCACAACCAGTATTTAATAATAATGACAGAATGGAAATTGAAGATAAAGATTTTTATCAAAATTTGCAAATGTTCAAATACCACAGTGGTTTTGTTAAAGAAGGTGTTTATATTTTATCTTTTGCACTTAAACCCGAAGAATTACAGCCATCAGGTACGCAAAATTTTTCAAGATTAGATAATCAAGAGTTTAGAATTAATATTTTTAATACATATCCAATTGAAGATAGATTTAATTGTTATATGTGGGCAATAAATTATAACGTATTTAGAATAATGGGTGGAATTGGAGCAACTGTTTTTTCTAATTAAGTTCTGTATTTTATATATTAAAAAAATAAAAAATCTATGAGTAATATATAATTATGACATCACAAAATATGGGTTCTAATACTTCTTTTAATTTTGAATATGCATTAACAATTATTATAGTTTTAGTTGTTTGTAATGCTTTAATGAGAAAATCACCACAAATGAATAGTGCTATTGTTGTTATTGCTGGTTTATTAGTAGGATATATATCATTATTATTGATTAATAAATTATTACCAAATATTAATGCATTTGCTTTAAGTGTTAAACAATATTACTCACACGCAATAATGTCTAACTTTAATCAATTAGGATATCTTAATATTTGGCCACCTATTTTAGCAGTATTAATAATATTTATTATTTTATTGTATAATAAGAATTTAGGTTAAATAAATTAATAAATTTTTTTCTATAAAATATATTTTTTTCTATAAAATATATTTATAATTAATATATGCACTGTGAAAAAATAGTTGAATCATTTTTGTTAAATAAAAATCCATTATATATTTTTAGTTTTCCAATTTCATTAATTATAAGTATTATTGTATTTGGTATTGCTACAAATAATAAATGGTCTAATAATTCTTACATATTACAAATATTAATACCTATACTTGTTTTATTATTATCAATGGTTTGTTTAGATATGATATCAAGAATGATGATATCAGGATCTGAAAAAGATAGATTAATGAAATTGTGTAATTTATGGATGCATAATCCTAATGTTAAAAATAATCCTATTTTAAATAATATTCAAAATGCAGACATGGAATTAATTTCATTATATAATGGAAATATTGAAGGATTCGAAAATAATGGAAACGTTCAAGGCGATCCTACTTTAATGGTTAATCCTTTGGCAGAAAAAGACAATTCAATTAAAGGAGATGAAATAAAAGATGATATGAATAATATATTTATTAATACACAAAATAAACTTATAGAAGAAATTGATCAGGTTGGTGCAAATGATGAAATGTCAACTCTTTCTCCTGCACCCATTGAATATGAACCAAATCAATCATCAATGTGTATTGAAAAGAGTAATTCTTGTAGTTTATGTTCTGGCAGTGGTTCAAATCCAAGTAATGTTGTAGCACCTATTCCCGGTCCTCAATGGATGCCTCAAACTGCTGAATATGTTCAACAAAGATTAAAAAATAATGATTATACTAAAGCAACATGTTCTATGAAATAAACTATTTATTTTTAGATTATAAAAATATATTTATTAAAAAATATTTAATAAATATAATATAAAAATATTATACTTAAAAAATAAAATTATATTAAAATAAAATGAACCCTCAAGATTTATTATATACAAACGAATTTTTAACAACATCAACTCTTTCAAAAAAAGAGTTTGATGATAATAATAAAAATTATGTAAGATACAAAAATTTTATTGATAAAAATATAACAAATGAAACAGATAATTATATTAATAATGATTTAAAGGAAGAAGATCCATTTAATATTAATAAAAGAAATTTAAATAAATTTCCAGTAGGAAATAATGGAAATAATTATCCATTATTTGATTCTTATATAAGTGATATATCAAAAGATACATATGAGAAAGAATATGTAACCAAATTAAATGTTGATAGTATTTTTAGAGATAGAACAAAATCACCAACATCAAGTAATTTTACATTACAATTTGATAAAGTATTTAATAATGTGTCCAAAATTGTTATGAATAATATTAATATACCAAATCCATTGCAAGCTATAAATATATATAATAATAATATTGCATGGCAATATCCAATATGGTCTCAATTATTAGTTGATAATACTGCATCTTTTGTAATACCAGCACCAGATAAATTAAATTTAATTAATTTTTTAAATATTGCAAATAGTTGTTCAACATTAGTTGATCCTAATATATTGGTATATCAAACAAATATTGATCCCGGTGGATATACAATTAGTTCATTAAATTCAAAAATAAGATATAAAACAACAATAAAATATCACGGAGATACTATTAAAAATAAAGAAGAAAATACTGAAATTTATACAGAAGCCCCTTATTTAGCATATACAAAATTAATTAAAACACCTCATTTATTTAGATTGGATATAAATCCTATAACAAGTAATGTAAAAATTGTAAATAGAATGGAAGAAATATCAATTTCAGCTATTCAAACGTTTGGACCATATACAGATAATAATGATGATGATATTTTTAATCCATATTCAAGCGACCCTACACAAATTATTGATCCAAATTATATTTATGTTTTATTACCTTATATAAAAAATATTACAGATAAATATTATAATAGCACTGATCCAACTAATCCAAATGGTTTTCAATCTCCTTTTCCATTAGTTATTACTGATTTATTAAAAGATATTGGAAATATTGAATATAATCTTATTCAATACACTGAGTTTTTTGATTTGAATATATATTTATCATATGGATACACTGATGCAGATGTTGTATCAATACCAACATATAAATATTGGGATACTATTACAATTAATTCTGTTGATTATTTACGGTTTGCTTTAAAATTATCAAATGGTAAGTTAAATGGATTATATTATGATAATAATGGAAATATTATTAAACCTACTGTATTTTCAACATCAATTTATGATGTATTTATAGAGAAATTTTTTGGTCTTTCAACAACACAAATTAATGCTAATAATATATTAATTGGAAGAGCATTATTATTTAGATGGATATATGATTTAGATAATGGAAATTATGTTAATTATCAAACAGAAACAATAAATACAAAGAAAAAATCAATATTAAATATTTTATCTTTTCCTGTTGCTAATAAAACATATGATCAATTATGTATAATACAAAATCAAGGATTTGCATTTGTTCAAAATAATATTAATGGACTTTTAATTAATTCAAATAAATTTTACGGATTACCTGATTTAGTAAAACAAGAATTATTATCAAAATCAGTTAATTATCCGCAACAATTAAATGTTCAATATCAAAATGGTGAATATTTTTTTACAACAGAAGGATATATATATATAAGTTTAAATTTATTTAATGGCACATCATCAAATAATAGTTTTAAAGATTATTATTCTTTGTCGGGGAATGATGTTAATTATCAATATAATCAAAATTATGTATTACCATATTTTAATGTAGGAATTGGTGAAAATTATGATTGTGATATTGAAAATAATATTGGATTGGGTGAATTAAAATCTATTAATAAAGAAAATATATATGCAAAAATTCAAGTATCAAATATACCAAATAATATTGATAATAATACAACAAACATTAATACAAGTAGTATAGTAATAAATAATTATGACAAACCAATGGATAACTTTAGTAATATTGATATAGTATTATTAGACCCTTTTTATAGAGAAATATTATTTTTGCGTGATTTTAGTTTTACATTAGAAATTCATGAAATTGTTAATGTATTAAAAGAAACTTTAATAGACAGTAAAAGAAATAATGTTTCTACAACTGGAAAAAGAAATATATAAGAAAAATAAACTAAAAATTTTTCTAATAACTAATTAAGATGAGTAGTAGTAGTCAATACCAAAACGGAAGAGTTATTATGAATAATACACAAAATGTAAAAGATATGAATATGATAGAAGGAAATAAGCCAAATAATAATTTTCAAGTAGAATCTTTGTATGGTATTCAAGAAACTTCTAAATTAAATCAATTATTTTTTTCCAAAAAGAATATGGATATTATTCAAAATAATATAAGATATACCGTATATAATAAAACAAATAAAAAACATATTATTGATAAACAATCAGATATTGAATTGCAAATTATTATGAGATCAACTTATTTACAATTTTCTCCAAATCTTGAATATAATTATAAAGAACAACTTGAATATTTAAATGGGTTGGTTGTTGAATGGTGTGTAGCTCATATTATTCCACAATTAGAACAATATATTGGATATCTTAAAGAAGTTGAATATATGCCAATGCCTATTGATTTACCTGTTAATTTGTCATCAAAAGGTTCAAGAACTTTACGTTCTGTAACTTCAACATTTTAGATTTATAATATTTTAGGTTTAGAATATTTCTAAATTTACAACATTCTAAATTTATTATTATCGCAAAATTTTTATTATTAATTTAATAATAAAAATATATTAATAAATTATATATGTCTGCTTTTTCTGTAGTAATAAATATTTTTGCAGTTGTTGGATTAGTTGTTATTTTAGTTTATATTATATATTATTTATGGAATAATTTACAAGAAAGAAACTTTAAGATGATTCAATCAAGAATTAATCCTCCTTCAGAATACATGCAACAATCTGGAGTTAAATGCCCTGATTATTGGGTCAATACTGGAGTAGATGCAAATGGAAATTATATTTGTAAAAATTCTTACAATGTAAGTGTTAGTAAAAGTACTAATAGTGCTTGTAGTAATGTACAATGTAATGCTGATGAAGCAATATTTTTACAACTTCCTAGTGGAAAAACTTGGCAAGCCGGAAATCCAAATGGTTTGACTTCTATGACTAGTGATGATAAATATAATTTTGTAAATGATAATGGTGGGAATACTAATGCAAGTAGATGCGATTGGGCTAAATGCTGTGGTGCTTCTAATAATCCTACAACTAAATCAATGAATCAAGCTGTTTGGTTAGGTGTTAATGAAATATGTAATAAACCTCCATCTTCTATGTAAATTTTTATTTAAAATTTATTATAATATACAATTTAATATGTAATATAAAGAATTTTTACATTTTTATATATAAACTAATGCAATGGATTAATTTATATGGACCGCAAAATATAAGTGATTGTTATTTTCACAAAAATGAAATGGAAGAATGCATTCAGTGGATGAATGATTATAAAAAGGATTTTACTAAAACGAAAAAAGTATTAATGATAGTTGGACATACTGGTAGTGGTAAAACAAAATTGGCACAATTATTATTAAAAGAATTTAATTACCAAGTAATTGAATATAATTCTTCTGACACAAGAAGTCAAAAAAAAATAACAGAAGTAATTAAAAAAACACTAGCATTTAGAAATGTTATTGACATGTTTAATGATAATAAAAAACCAATTGGAATTATTATGGATGAAATAGATACAATATGTAAAACAGGAGACAAAGGAGGATTTTCTGAATTTTTAAATATTATAAAAATGAATGATAAATATGAATCTTATTTAAAAGATATAGAAAATAATAAAAAAAAGAAATCTACGACTAAAGCTAACTTAGATGATTTTATTAAATTATATAATCCAATAATATGTACAACAAATGATATAAATGATAAAAAAATAAATGAATTAAAAAAATTTTCAAAAGTAGTATATTTAAAAAAAGATTTAAGTGATGATATCAAAATATTAATTAAAGATATTTTTTCAAAAAATAATTTAAATATAACTGATGATGCTATAAATGAAATAACAAAAATATCAGGAAATGATATTAGAAGATTATTCATTTATTTGGAAGATATTTATTATTCTTTTAAGGCAAATAACTCAAGTGTGTCCAACAATATTATGGATATTATATTTGTTAAAAAATATAATAATGTAGATTCTTCTAAAAATATAGATTTACAATTAATTGAAGCAACACATCATATATTTTATAAATCAAATACATTTTATGAAAATCAACTTTTATTTGATATAGATTGTTTATTATTACCTTTAATGGTATATCATAATTCATTATTAGTTATAAAGAAATCAAAAGACGATGCTAAAAAAAAATTAAATATTTACAAAGAAATGTTATATTCATTATGTATTCATGATACAATCCAAACAAATATATTTGAAATTCAAGAATGGAATGATTTTCATGACATATCATCATTATATGGATCAGTATTACCAAATTATTATTCTACTTTATTAAGTGATTATAAAGAAAATCAAGTAGAATTACAATTTACAAATATACTAAATAAAATATCACAAATGTTTGTTAATAAAAAATTGGTAAATAGTGCTAAATATGGATTAAATAAAATTGATCTGGATCTTGATGAATTAATATATATTGTTGAAATTATATCATCATTTTTAAATGAATTCAAAAATATTGATGATGAAGAAGAAGAAATAGAAGAAAATAATGTAATTGATTATTTTAATAATAATAATATAAATAAAGTTAAAGATTTAGATAATGCTCCAATGATAGCAAAAATGATGAATAAATATAAAATAAGTGTAGATTCATTAGAAACTATATTAAAAATAGAAAAATTAAATCAAAATAATGATGTTAAAAAAAGAAAATTTACAATTACATTAAAAAAAGAAATTCAAAAATTTATTTTTTTTCAATAACATTAAAAAAAGAATTTTAAGAAAAACTATCAGTAGAATCATAAACAACATTTGCTCCAGATTCATATTTTTTTTCTGTAGGATAACAAACTTTGCATGTACCAAATTTATCAGCACATTTACAATTTGCGTATGGATTAGGTTTTCCATTTTCCATACATTGTGTTGCTCCATAAGCGGGATATAAATTATATTCTTTTTTACATATTTCTTGTAAATCTCGTGTAGGATATAAATAATTTGTATCATCTTTTGATGTAAAATTTTCAATATCTTTCTTTTTATGATAAATTAAAACTAATAATATTATTATTATTAATACTAAAACAATATAAATTGTCATATATAAGATATAAATATAAAAAATATTTTTATATTTATAAAGTTTTTTTTAAATGTTAATATTATAAGATGAATAATAGTGTTAAGCTTTATTTTAGTATATTATTTTTAATTATTTTTTGTTTAATTTATTTAAGTTATCAAAGAAAAGAAATGTTTACACCATATACTTATGGACCATTTGATTATAGTACTACTGGAACTGACCCATTAAGTTTTTATTTATATCCTGCATATAGAAAACCTTATATGTATCCTTACCAATATCAAACTAATTATCCTTATTCTAGAATGACTTTCAATGAAATTAATATTTAATTTTAATTAAATAGATTTAATAAAATGCCATTGAAGAATATCACAAATCTTTTTCCAAATCATATCTGTTTGATGAAGTTTTTCTCTATCTTTTAATAGTGGAAAATATACTTTATAATGATCTAATCCTAATAATTCTACAAATTTATGAAGAACATAAGAATAATTTAAAAAATTCTTTCTGGTTTTAGGACAAATTTCCATAAAAGGACCTTGAATTTCTTTAAACATCATTCGTAATTTTTCTTCTAAATCCTTACTCATATTTGGTGGCTGAATTCCATTAATATGGTATAAAATATGAGCAGAATGATCATAATATTTATTCATTTTAATTTTTTTAAGATATTGTCTAATTTTTTTAGTTGTTAATGTTTCTAATTTTACGATTCTTTCTTTTTTAATTTCTAATAAAATCTTTTCATAGACTTCATCAGGAATTTCTGTTGATTCTTTTGCTTGAAATTGTGCCAACCCACGGCACTCTTATATATTTCTATATAAGGTGGACTATACCTTAAGCCATCATTGAGATTGATTAAATCTCTCAGACCCACAACCATCTAGTCTCTGAACCTTCTCCATGTACTTATCAATAACGTATTTAGGAGCTTGGATGCGGATTATCCAATACATTTCGTTTTTACTATGCCCGAGGTCATTACCCTAGGTATTTACTAAATTTTCATTTAATAAAGGAGTAGAAATGTCTCTAAGGAGATTCCCGCAGTTTGGATGTGTCGCCGTTCTTTTTTAGAAAAAAAGAACTACAAAAAAGTATAGAAAAAATATTAACAAAAAAGTATTTTTAAAAATATTAGAAAAATAAGTTTTAAATTATTTTTTTAATAATATTTTTGTTAAATATTTTTTAGTTTTTTTAATATATTTTTTAATAATATTTATTGTAGTTATTTTTTTTTATTAAAGACAGACTAGTATAAATGTTTATCTCGTCACCACACGAGCATTATACTTTTATGAACAGTTTTATAAACGACATTTTATATGTTTTAATTATTGAAATTTATTTTTATTTTTTTTAATTTTTTGATTTTATTTTAAACAACACCACTAAGATTAACTTTAAGCTCATTAAGATGGTCGATTACTTCCGTATATATTTCATCAAAAGTTTTTTCAATACCAGATCTTTTATCTAAAGTGATAAATTCTTTTTTGTATTTACCATCTTTATATTTTTTATCAGGAAACCCATTAATACAAAAACCTTTTATTTCACCTTTTTTACGTAAAATATTTACATATTGTGGCAAATAATATTGTTCGTAAAAAGAACATTCAATACTATTTACATCAATTTCTTCAATATCAAAACGAAACATATCTACATTATTTTTATTAATATAATGTAATATGTCTACAAATTTATTTGCTTCATCCAAGTTCCATCTATTAGTTTTTTTATCAAAAACTCTTTTAGGATATTCAATACCATTATTATCTTTTATACCTTTAACATAATATCCAGCAATTTTATTTTCTAAAATAATTGGATAAATATATTCAGGTAATCTACTTTTAATAGTATTTTCTTTCTTTTCCGTAGCAAGTAATTCATTTTTTGTTGTTTTAATATTAGTGATTTCTTCATCAATATATTTATATTTTACTTTTAATTCATCGAGAAATTTTATAGCTTCTTCTAATGCTTTTTCTTTTGAACCATATTTTGAAATTGAAAAACGAATATCTTTATGATATTCTACTTTATCAATTCCAATTGGAAATGCTTTTACTAAATATCCAATAAAAACATCTTTTTCTCTTATAGCACAAATATATTTAGGTAATATATTATCTTCTTCATATTTTCTTACCATAGAATTTCTACGGTTTCCAATTTGACCTTTTGAAATATTTTCTTTTGTTTTTTCACTATGTTCCATTCCCATATGAGCTTCTTTCTTTTTTTGTTTGGTTTCATCACTGTCTTTACCTTTATCACCACCAGTTTTTAAATTGTATCCATTAGGAGTTAAGCTTTTAAGTATTTTTATGTAATACTCTTCTTTTTCATTAATTTCATTTGAATTACCTTTAAATAAAGTAATTATTTCAAAATTATGTTCGCCGTATTTTCGAATAGCATTATTTAATAACACACAATGATCATCAGTATTTTTAATTGCTTCTCTTAAGTGTGATTTCCATCTTCCAATAGTTCCCCAACTATTATTATTTTTACCTACATAACAAGTAGCTTGTCCAATATAAATTTTTCCATTAGTTTTATTTATAATTAAATAAACTTGAGCGTTATTGAGGTCATCTTTAAGATTAAAGTTGTTGTTTTCAATAAAATCGTGTTTTATAGTATCTCTAATACTATTTTTCAAATTTTCAATATTAATTTCCATGTTTTCTTTTTTTATAGTAAAAATATAAATTAATAATTTTAGATAATTTTAAAAATCATTTTTTTATTTTCTTTTAATAAATTTTTTAATAATATTGTTGTTTATTATTAATTTTTTATTAAAATATTAAATTGATTATTAAATTAAATAATTTATTAATATATTTCCTACTACTCATTGAGTTCAAATTGTCGTTTATAGGAGTGCATTCATTGTAATGATTAATTCGCTTATACGAAAAATAACTGACTTCCATAGGAGGATCCTTAAAGGAAGGCTTGTCACTTTCAATTAAAATATTTTCTTGCACACCACATTTTTCGCAAATTTGAATTCCATCAGATGGATAAATAATCATTTCAATTTTACAATGAGGGCATTTACAAACATTATTATCAATTTTAATTTTAGTAATATAATTCGGGTCAATCTTTTTCAAATATTCATCAAGAATGTTTTTCTTTTTAATAACAGTTTCTTCTTTTACGAAATCACTTATTTTCATACTAGTGTATCCATTTTCAGGCTCTTTTTCTTTTACTTTATCATCTTCTAAGTTTTTTGTTTCTCTTTCATTAAAAAAATTAAGAACACTTTTATAAACAGGCTTCTTTTCAGGCTCATTTTCAATATCTAGTTCATCGTCAGAGGTAATTTCTTCATCGTCATTATATTCCATATTTAATAAATTTTTTTCAAAATCATTTTCAACATCATCATTTTTTGAATTTTCCATTGTTTCGTAATAATTATGTAATAAAACACCAACTTCTAAAAAATATTTATTTTCTTCTTCTTTCTCTACAATAGAATTAATTCTTGCTTTCAATTCATTAATTTTATCTCGTAAATCATTTTTCTCCATAATAACTTCAAACTCTGATTTATCTTTTGTATCTAAAGTTTTGTATTTATTAATTAAATTTTTCAGATCATTTTTTAAAACGGGAATTGATTTTTGCAAATCTTTGAAATATTTTACCATATCATTATGTTTTGCATCAATTGTAATATTTTCATTTATAGCTGATTTTGCATTTATCTTAGAAATAGATTTTAGTCTAAGAGCCATTTATTTATATAAATATAGTGATTACTTTAAATAAGATTATGAAAAATTAAATAAAAATTACTAAAAAATTTATTTAACAATTAAAAGATTACGGATGAAAATATATATTATTTTATAAATATTTTTTATATAAAATAATGGAAGTATCAAGAAATAATGATTTTTCTAACTTAAATTTTGAACCTACTCAAATACAAAAAATGGTTTTTATATTTAATGCTGTAAATGATGGTTGGACTGTTAAAAAGTTGGATGTTGATAAATATGAATTTAATATGGACACTGAAAAAATAAAAAAGGAAATTGTTTTAGATGATTATTTAAAAAAATTTATTAAAAATAATTTAGATGTTGAAAAATTGAAAAAATAATATTATTTCATATAAATTTCATTATCAATATATTCAATATGGTCTTTAAATTTTATATGATTTTTAATAATATTTAATACTTCTTTTTCGTCATTATTTAATGGAATATATATTAATTCTTTTTCTAAATTTTTAATTTTTTCAAATCTATCTTTATTTGAAATCATATTATAATATTCAATAATTGGGAATAGTTCTTTATATTCTGCTGAAATATCATCAGGAAGTTCGGCATAATTATTTTGTATTTCTATAAATCTATTATTCATATGATATAAGTCATCATTTGAATATTTATTAACTTCATTATTATGTTTATAATTAAGTGAATAATTTAAAACATCTTTCCAAATTAATATATTAGAATCATTTTTTTTAATCGAACCAATAATTTTTTTATAAATTGATTTATTATAAAATCTATCGTCAAAACATTTTGAAAAAATAATAAGTGTATTTTGTTTTTTATTATATTTTATCATATGTTTTAATTCAATACATAATGGTAATATATCATTATAATAATCAAAATATTTATTTAATTTTATAATAGATCTTATTCCAAATATATTGTTATACATCTTTATTATAAATTAGTGTAAATGATTTTATATATATTTTTTTAAAAATATCCAGATTTAAAATATAAAATATAATAAAATATATAATAAAAATGGAACTCAATAAAGATATGTATGAAAATAATATTGAATTAATTAAATTACGTATTGAAGAAAAAAAAATTAATTTAATTTCATCTCTTACAAAAAAATGTAAAAATTATGATGAAATTATGAATGTATTAAATAAAATAATATTACCAATAAATTTAAAATATGAAAATATTTGCGAAAATAATATAGATAAAGAAAATAATCAATATGAAGATGAAAATGATCAATATGAAGAAAATAATCAATATGAAGAAAATAATCAATATGAAGATGAAAATGATCAATATGAAAAAATAATAAATAAAAAACCTAATTCAATAGGACCAATAGTTCAAATATATCATAAAAATGATTTGAAAAAAGTTGTTGATGTATATAACAGTATTATGGAAGCAACTAGAGATTTTAATTATAATGATTTGAAAAAAGTTGTTAATGTATATGACAGTATTATGGATGCAACTAGAGATTATAATGATAATGATAAAATAGCATCATTTACAGGAATAAAAAAAGCATACCAGCAAAAAACAATTTATTTAGATTATAGATGGCATTTTATTTTAGACCGTAAAGAAACTGATTTATTTAAACCTCGAGAAATTGGCGAAACAATTATAACAAAAGACAAAAACAAAAAACAAAAATAAAGATAAAGTAGTATAAAATATTATAATAAAAACTAAATTTTTTAATAAATAAAAATAAAAAATGATTTATTTTTATTATACCATTGGACATTTCAAACACCAAAATATTATTATATATAAAAACTATATAATAATATTATTATAATTAATGAAAACACTGATTTTAGGTCACATATATAATTTTAAAAAAGATGATGTAAGATGTAGTCCAATTGATGTTGATTTATGGTATGACAAACCATTTGACTGTGTAGATTTTATGTGTGATAAAGAAGAAACTACTTTTCTATATGATATTTATCACAGCATTGATTATAGATTTGATAAAAAAATTAGATATAACGAACCATGGGTGTGGAAATTTGCGAAAAATAATTCATACGATATTATTATTGATTGTACTGGACTTGGTGCTTGGGACAGAAAACGACAAGAATACAGAGCGTGCAGTTTTTTGTTAAAAACAATATTGCGTGTATTGAGAATAAATGGAATATTTTATTCATATGCTGGAATATATACTAAAAACCCCGATGAAACATTATCATTTGAACCAAAAAAATTATATGGTTTTAGATATGTTGATTAAAAATCAGCATTTGAAATGTCCAAAGGTGTAATATTTAAATTTAAATTTTTATAAAATATTATAATAAAAATTAATTTTTTTAATAAATAAAAATAAAAAATGATTTATTTTTATTTCTATTTTATTTTTTTTAATATTTATTATAAATTTTATAAAAAATGAAATATTGTATTGTATGTGGAAAAACTGCATCATTTAACGTAAAAGGAGAACCTCCTAAATATTGTTCTATACATAAAGACCCATTAACAATGGTTAATGTTAAAAATAAAACTTGTTTAACAGATTGTTGTAATAAAATAGCTAATTTTAATTATGTTAATGAAAAAACACCATTATATTGTTTTGAACATATAATTGATAATAAAATGGTAAATATTACATCAAAAAGATGTATAATTGATAATTGTAATACTCAAGCAACATTTGGAACAAAAGATTCTAAAAAAGCTTTGTATTGTAAAGAACATATACCAAAAGATGAAGAGATTATTGATGTTAAACATGCAAAATGCGAAGATTGTAATAATACTGCATGCTTTAATTTTATTGGAGAAACACGTGGAAAATATTGTTCTGAACACAAAAAAGAAGATATGATTGATATTAAACATAGTAAATGTTTATTTAAAGATTGTAATGTTTTACCTTCTTTTAATTTTGAAGGATTAAAACCGATTTATTGTGTAAATCATATGGAAAATGGAATGATAAATTTAATTAGTAAAAAATGTTTAAATTGTGATACGGTTCCATCATTTAATTTTGAAGGATTAAAACCGATTTATTGTGTAAATCATATGGAAGAAGGAATGATAAATGTTATAAATAAAAAATGTTCTTTTGAAAATTGTTATTTGAGACCATCATTTAATTATGTTGGTGAGAAGAATGGAATATATTGTAGTGAACATAAATTTGAAAATATGGTAAATGTTTCATTACAAATATGTAGTGAAAATAATTGTAATGAAAACGCATATTATAATTATAAAGGATTAACAAATAAAATATATTGTATGGAGCATTCAAAAAAAGGAATGATAAATTTAGTAGTCAAATTATGTTCTAATGAAGATTGTAATAAAGTTCCAATTTTTGGATATTTATACGATAATAACTTAATGTATTGTTTTGAACATAAAAATGCTGATATGATTGATATTAAACATAAAAATTGTATTATTGAAAATTGTAATTCAAGAGCTTTATATAATTATTATAATAACTTCAATCCTGAATATTGTTATATACATAAAAATAAAGAAATGATTGATGTATGTCATCAATTATGTAAAACAGATTTATGTTTTACAAGAGTTAATGATAAATATGAAGGATTTTGTTTAAATTGTTTTATTCATATTTTTCCAGAAAAACCAATTACAAGAAATTACAAAACAAAAGAAAATGAAATTAAAGAATTCATATTAAAATCTTTTCCAGATAGAACGTGGATATGTGATAAAAAAATTCAAGATGGATGTTCTAGAAGAAGACCTGATATTTTATTGGATTTAGGTTATCAAGTAATAATTATTGAAGTTGATGAAAATCAACATATTGATTATGATACAAGTTGTGAGAAAAAAAGGATTAATGAAATTTATTCTGATTTGGGTGATAGACCTATTGTTTTTATAAGATTTAATCCTGATGAATATACAATTAAAAATGAAAAAAAATTATCTTGTTGGGGAATGAATAAATTAGGAATTTATACAATTAAAAAAACTTATCAAAAAGAATGGAATAATAGATTAAATAAATTAAGAGATATTATAAATTTTTGGTTAAATCCTGCGAATATTGTTAATGATATGGTAGAAATAGTATATTTATTTTATGATGAAGAATAAATATTTATTAATATAATATATGTTATACAGTAATTATTGTATAACATATATTATAAATTATTATTTTATTGTAATAATAAAAGTTTTATATTTTTATTAAAAATTATTTTATATTTAAATATTAAGAAAATAATTAAATTTTAATTATTAATTTATGAAAAATAATAATTAAAAAAACATAAGAAATTTTTTTCAAAAAAATAAAAATTTATACAACTACTTTTTCAAATTATTTTTTTTACAATAAATCATTATATATATTTTTATTATCTAAAAATATATATTTTTTAAATTTAATTTTTAGGTGAATTAAATTATTAATTTAAATGCGTTTTGCCGAATTTTTTTTCTAAATATAAAGTATAAAAAAATGACCGGAGGCCTCATGCAATTAGTCGCTTATGGAGCACAAGATGTTTATCTCACTGGAAATCCCCAAATTACCTTTTTCAAAGTTGTCTACAGAAGACACACCAACTTCTCTATGGAAGCCATCGAACAAACTTTCAACGGAACTGCTGATTTCGGCAAGAAGGTTACCTGCACTGTTTCTAGAAACGGTGATTTGATCCATAGAATTTATTTACAAGTTACTCTTCCCAGAGTTGAATCTACTGTCTCTTCTGCTTTCTTCAGATGGGTCAACTTTATTGGCCACGTTCTCATCAAGAACGTTGAAGTCCAAATTGGTGGTCAAAGAATTGACAAGCAATATGGTGACTGGCTTACTATCTGGAATGAACTTACCATTCCTCCTGGCTTGAAGGCTGGTTATGATAACATGGTTGGTAACACTGTTGCTCTTACTGGTACTGGTTTGACTAGAACTGAAGCTACCACTTTGTACGTTCCTTTCCAATTCTGGTTTTGCAGAAATGCCGGTCTTGCTCTCCCCTTGATCGCTCTCCAATACCACGAAGTTAAGATTGAGCTTGAATTTAGACCCAAGGCTGAATGCTACGTTTCTACCTCTGGTTCTTTGAACTCTTGTGGTGTTTCTGTTAACGGTAACACTGATGCTTTCTGCGTTCCTTCTCTTGAATATGCCACCCTCTTCATTGATTATATCTACCTTGATACTGATGAAAGAAGAAGATTTGCTCAAACTTCTCATGAATACCTTATTGAGCAATTACAATTCACTGGTGATGAATCTACTGTCAACACCAACGTTAAGGTTAAGCTCAACCTCAACCACCCCGTCAAGGAATTGATCTGGGTTGTTCAAAGAGATGATGTTGTCAAGCTTGGCTACAACCAATGGAATAACTACACTGATGATTTTGATGCTGATTCTGGCTTTGGATCTGTCAACAGTGCTGGTCTCCCTGATCCTTCTCAACTTGTTTTCACCAACGTTGAAGATAACGTAAATGTTTTCCCCTTCGTTGGAACCCAAACTCTTGATGCTGATTACGTTAAGTACTTACAACAAGCTGGTTTGACCATTGGTGCTGGAGGTATTTCTGGAGGAAGAACCAACGCCCAAATTAGAGGAATCAACCTCCCTGCTGGTCCTGGTCCTAACGCCAATAACTTGGCTCCTACTGATTTTGGTGCTATTACCACTGCTGGTGACTACTCCGATCACGCCGGATTTGGTCCCATCAATGCTGGAAGAAACCCCGTTGTTAGAGCTAAGCTCCAATTGAACGGACACGATCGATTCCAAGAAAGACTCGGATCTTATTTCAACTTGGTCCAACCTTACCAACACCACACCAACATTCCCCCCACTGGTATCAATGTTTATTCTTTTGCCCTTAAGCCTGAAGACCACCAACCCAGCGGTACATGCAACATGAGTAGAATTGATAACGCCACTCTCCAACTCCAACTCACTCCCAAGGCTGCTCTTGGATCTAAGATTAGAGTTTATGCTACCAATTATAACGTATTAAGAATTATGTCAGGCATGGGCGGCCTTGCTTACAGTAATTAAGAAATTTATTGGGCATTCTACAATGAAAAATTACAAATTTATATTTTTTTATACAATCATTGTAAAAAAAATATACCTTTAAATCTCTACATTTTGTCTTAAACTCTATTTTTAATAATTATTTTATAAATTTATTATAAAATAATTTAAATTTATTGAAAAATTTTATTATAAAATTTATTAATAAAAATAAAAAAAATGAAAGAAAAATATATCTATAAAAATAATATTTAATAATTATTACACAAAATAAAATGGAAGAAATAATTTTAGAAAAATATAATATTATAAAAGAATTTAATGGAAAAATATCTACATCAGGTAGATATTCAGGACAAGAAAAAAATAAATATTGGTTTGTAGAAGATAAAGAAACGAAAGAAAAATATTATTTAATGGATTGTTCTAATAATAGATTAACAAAAATTGATGAAGAATCTATTAATAAAGTTGTGAATGAAGATGTAAAATGGACTGTTTGTAATAATTATGTTGTTGCAGAATTTGAAAAAAATAAAAAAAAAGCTCTCCATGCATTTTTAATGAATTACTCAGGACATAAACTTGAAAAAGATGCGTTATCTGTAGATCATATAAATCGTGATAAACTTGATAATCGTTTGTCAAATCTTCGTTTAGCAACTCAAGCAGAACAAAATGAAAATACTGGAAAAAGAAACAGAAAATATAATGCACGTCCATTACCAGATGGGATTCAACAAAATGAATTACCAAAATACGTAGTATATTATGTTGAAAATACTACAAATGAAGAAGGTGAAAAAATATTTAAACGCGATTTTTTTAAAATTGAAAAACATCCAAAACTTGATAAACCTTGGAATACAACAAAAAGTAATAAGGTTTCTGCAAGAGATAAATTAAAAGAAGCAATTGAATATTTAGAAATAATTGATAAAGAATAATTTTACAATAAATTTATTATAAAATAATAAAAAAATGATAATTTTTTTATTCTATTTTTGATTTTATTTAATATTTATTATAAAAAATGAATATTATTGAAAATAATTTAAAACAAATTCAAAGTGATAAAAAAAATACTCACGCACTCAACATATCTATATCAACAACAATATCAAAAAGAAGTAAAAATGAAAACTTAACAAACGAAAAAATAAGAGAAATATATGGACTAAAAGACACTGAATTACAAAAAAATGTTGCGGAAAAATACAATATGAATAGGGAAATTATAAGAAGAATATGGAATAAAATTATTCTACCTACAGATGATCCAGATTTTTTACAAAGTAAGATTGATAAAACATCAACAATTAAAAAAGAAGAAACACAAAATAATAATTTAACATTCGAACAAAAAACTTCAATTGGTAAAAGAACATTGAATATTGATGAATATATTATTATATTAGAATGGAAAATAAAATATAATAATAAAGAATTATTAGAAAATAAAAAAATATCAACACCAAAATTGGCAGAATATTTATCAAAATCATTGAATAAAAAAATTACAAGTGATATTATTAAAAATGTATGGTGTGGTAAAACAAAAATATATGATTTTGAATTTATTGATAAAAGTATTAGTTATGAAGATTATATTAAATTAACAAACAAAAATAGTGAATAAAAATATTGCTTTTTGCTTTTACACCTTTTCTCATTTAAACGCCCATTTAATTAATTTAATATATTTAAAAACTATTTAAATATATTAAATTAATTAATTTAATGGAAACAAGTGAAAATATCGAGAAATATATTTCTAGTTCAAAACTAAATATCAATAATTTTATACGTAAAAATGAGTATAGAAAAGCATTTGCATTATTAATTTTATTTTTAGAAAGACTTGATGGTAAAGAAAAAGCGGATGTTATTGATTATTATTCTAAAAATATGATTGACTTTGGTATTTTTTAATATACCTTTCCAAGTAAATAATGGGTGTTTCAAATGAGAAAGGTGTAAAAGGAGAAAGTAATTATTATAAAAACTTTATAACTTATTGCTTTACCTCTTGGTAAAGCAATAATTTTTTATTATAAAAAATAATTATTTGTTGCAACTTTTTATTGTTATTTAAATATTATAATATAAATGATTATGCTATAAATTTAGATGATATATGTAGATGGTTAGGTTTTAGTCAAAAAGTAAATGCAAAAATATTATTAGAAAAAAATATAATGTATAATAATTTTTATTATAAACATCTTAATGAAAAACTGTCAATTTTATAACTCCCTAACAAAAACATAATGTCCTTTATTCAACCAATTTCTATAATTA